GTTGAGATTGGGTTGCGGGAAGAGTTGGATGCGATGAAGAAAAATATTCGCTGTTCATATTGCGATGGCTCAGGTGATATTCATCGCGCTGATGGGGAATGGATGGGCGAATGTCCATGTGCTAAATCAGTACCCGCAATCCCTGACGGTTTCGTTCTTGTTTCTGTTGAAACACTGAATTTGTTTCCTGAAATAAACATGCAGAACTATGATGTTTTGGATGTTGATGCGCTTAATAATTGGGCTATAGAAATGATAGCCGCATCACAGAAGGAGGTTAAACCATGATGAACAGCGATATTAAAAAATACTTTGCAGAAATGCGGATGACTATCATTTACATGAATGACAAGAAATGAAACCCCGCTATTTCCGACGCTCCCGTGAAGCTCGTGAGGTCACGCAATGGACGGGTGATAATCTTGACGAAATATCCAGTATGACCAATATGACTGTCAGCGTTATATCTGGATGGGTGTATCTACGGAAGGTTGTATCCGGTGCGCTGGCGCATACTATACCGCCGAATGGATGGGTGTTTTACGGTGAGGATGATCGGTTGCGGGTTGAAGATGATTTTGTGTTTAAATCTAAGTATGAGGCGAGATAGAAAATGGGGCTTCGCGCCCCGTAATCATTTATCAAATCAGTGCGGCTTGCGTAGAGTCAACAGGCTGAACCGCTTTTGAAGCCGCACACACTACACTGATCGCCGCGTTAATCGGAGTCCAGTATTGGTCGAATGTCGCAGTTGTCGCACCACTCTTAATCAGTACGTCATGGCCTGTTTGCACCAGACTCTGAGCAATCGCCAGTTTATCCACGCCAGACAGTGCTGGATTGCCAGCAGCAGCATGAGCGGTTGCAATCGACTCTACACCTGCAACTACAGACTGAGCCGCGCCAATGGCTTCTGACACGTTTTTGATTCCGTTGTTAGATGCACCAGGTACTTGTGCGGCATGAGCAGCAGCGAACATTGGCAAGATGCCTTGAATTATTGAAGCCAGTTTTGTGAAAGCGAATAAGAATTGCATGTTATGCTCCTGTGGTGGTTGATATTGCTGGGGTTGTGCTACTGGGATTAACTTCGATATGCTTCTGCGTAACTTTCCCTGCCAGCAGCATACCAATGAGCGCCAGCATTGAAGCAGGTATTTCAGGCATTGACTTAGTTGCATAGCTGATAGCCGCCCATGTAATTAAAGCAGTGATGACAGTGATTAGAAAAGCGAGTCGCATTGATGAGGTGTTGCCGTCATCGTCTTGGAGTAATGCTGCGTTCATGGTATGAATGTCCTATGCCCTGACGCAGGGCTTCGAGTGGTTAAGTGAGTCCAAAATGGAGTCGATGCCGCCGCTTCACGATACAGCCCGAATTGCGTAAGCAGCGAATCAGTCAGCAGCGTGTCAAGCTTATTCAGCGGGTCATACAAGTCAACCCCGCGCCCTTCCTTATGGCTTGAATGGTCTGCGCCTGTGGTTGATGTGTCAAGCCTGAAGCCTCCATCACCTGATCCGCCTTTACTCCCGCTGATAGCCGTGCCAGTATTCGGGCAATTCGGTACGGTATAATTCAAGCAGGTTAGCAGCGAATCTACCCGCTTGAGCAGGTCGTATGCCGCAACCTCTTGCGCCGCGCTATGTGGTTTAGCTTGAAAGTATTGCGCTATCGTTATCATTCTCTACGCCCCTCGAATAGTTTAACCGCGCGGCTCACATCCTCAATCTTCAGAACTCGCGCTTCCAGAGTCCCGACCCGCCCGCCGATGTCCTGCGTCCAGTCTTTCCCGACACCGTAAAACCAAACCGCTGTAGCAGCAATACCAACCCATGCAGCACGACCAACGATCACCCAGATGCGTGACTGCGCCATCATTTCATCATGCTCTTTGATGTGCGTCTCCGTCTGTTTTGCAATGAGCCGAGTGAGTGCGGTGTTTTCATTCAGTGCTTTGTTCATTGAGGATAAAATGAGCAGGAAAGTACGCTGTTTTTCGTCATCCTCCTGCGCAATAAGTTTCTCCACGCTGAAATCTGAGTGAGCTATATTGTCGGTTGCGCGGCGGGTATGATCGGTCATGGTCGTCTAGTCATGGTTAGGTTTATGTTCATCAGGCCATATCACTGGCACGGGGGCATCCTGCGGGAAGTCGAAATCTGCGTAAGCCTCTTTTGATGCTAGGTATTCATGGCTGACTGACGTGCGCAGCTCTTTGAATGGCACAGATTCATCGTATTTAATGTGTGGTTCGTTATCTGACCACATAACACTCTCACAGCACACCATCGCGAACGCTGATGCAAACGCACCGACTACAAAGCCGATAGTCGCCCACAGTACAGTGTCTTGAATCAAGAATGAAAGAAAACATCCCCAGATTCCGCCGAGTAGGAACACTAGGTATCTGGAGAGTTTCATTTTACCTAATCCGGCGTGCAAAGATAGTGCCAGAAGCCGTCGCCGTTCCGGTGTGTGTACTCACCATTACTAAATAGACAGTAGTAGTTGATGCTAACTGTAACGGTGTATTTGGCGGGTTTACAAAATAACTGCTTACTGAAGTAGATGCAGTTGGAGAATAGATAATCCTAGCGAGATATGATCCGGATACAGATGACGTTGTGGATACTGACGCTATTAGTCCGGTTAATGTTGTTGGGCTTACGAGCGAGGAGGCCCCCCAAACATCCCAATCCCCAGCTGTAAGCGATATGGACACCACGTTTACCGCGACCCCAGAAGTGATCGCGACGCTGGAGGCTGTAGCAGTAACCAATTCACCTACTATCCCTGCTGATGCAGTGCCATTCGTAGTTACGCCGGCCAGCCCACCACCAGCGGTTAACTTCCCAGCAGTCGAAAACGCCCCTGCCGTATCCCAACCGCCAAATATCGTTGCAGGGATACCCGCCGCAGACCGCCCGCCATTCCCGAACAGTACGCCGTCATTCGCACCTGATCCGATGTAGCTATTGGGCGACACGTAGCCGACAAATACGCCGTCCGTGGTGTCGTTGGCTACGCCTGCGCCGATAAATACAGCAGAATTTGGCGATATGTTTCCTGATGTTGCATAAGTCCGAACTTGCGCAGCTGTTGCCTGCACTGTCACTCCTCCTTGAACAGTTGGAAAGGGTTCAGTTCCCGCTAACGCTGCCGCAGCCCCTAACGCCGATATTTTTGTATCTGCCATGATTTATGATCCTTAAAGTAAAATTTTGCTTCCATCTTCCATCAGGAGGAAGAATCCTGTTTCAATTAAAAGAGAACCGCTGATTACTGTTTCCCCGTTCCCGTAACTAACCCCAATCCCAACCGATATTGAAATCATTATTACTCCTTTGGATATTTAATTTTATGGCTATTTAATTTTAACAGCTAAACGATTTTTTCTATCACCAACACCCAACGGTAGACTGTCTGTAAAGTACGCGTATGAGATTATATAAAATATGATCCGGACAAAATGAAAAAAGATGAATTCGTCAAAGACGCATCTGTTAGTGCGCCGATAGTGTTTATCTCATTGGAATTGACGCTGATAGTTGAACCTCCATTGACGAAACAACCAAGATTCACAAACCCAGCACCAAGCCCGCCAGCGTAAGGGCCAGGTATGTTTTGCAGCATTCCAACTCTAGCGGACACAGGGAGACCAGTGATTAGAACAGATCCAGCCAAAGCGCCCTTATTAGATAATTCAATATCCATTGTGAATGTGCATACATCACCAATTATCTGATACCGCCCAACTGCCTTGCTATATGTAATCCCTGTCGTTGCTCCACCTATAGTTATACCTGGCGTTATCGCCCCGTATAGTGATGATGAGATAGTACGAGCCGCCGCGCCGCTGTATGCTGTTGGATATGAAAAACTATTCCCGAGTGTGATGAATTCTGCAATCACACTAGCACCAAGCGCAACGCTTGGAGATACAGGAGAGGATAAAATATTACTTTGTAGCGTTAAGTAAGCCACGCCGCTATTGTTTACAATGTTCCCAGACGCGCCCGCCGTAGTCGTAAACATGTTTCCCGATATTATTGCAGCCGACGTTGTGCCAACTCCAGCCCCTGCCGCCGTTGTTAGATTAAACGACACATTACAAACCGTGCAGGACTCCCATTCAGATTCGCTTATTGTTAACCCAGTCACACCAGCAGCGCGTAACTGTGTTGAACACCCGTTGAAATTATTATTTATGAACGAATGAGTAACCCCGCCATCTTCGACAACGCCATAAACTGTTCCAGCTTGATTAAATTGGCATTCCTGCACGGTGATCCGGTTTGAAAAACCTGATATCGCACCCGCTGAATATTCTGCGTTATTTACAAGCCACATACCCGCGAATAATTGAGTCGTAAAGTGACATTGACGAACTGTAGATAGTTCGGTTTGGTCTAAGATACATCCGTACTTAAACCCCTGAACCAATACATTTTCCATTAAAACAAACGTACCACCAACATCAACAATCCCGCCGTCAACGTTTGCACCGTTTGAGTTTACTATTCTCAAATCTCGAACTATTGTCCACGCGGCGGTTGAAGAATTGACTGGATTAATAGTCTTTAGCCCATACCCAGTGTGACTAGAAGAAAGTATTGTAGACGCCACCCCATCGCCGTATAATTCTACGTGATTTTTCATCACCAAAGACCCTACAATATACGTCCCTTTTGGAACATATACTTTGCCACCTCCAGCCGCTAATGCTGCATCAATTGCAGCCTGAATTGCCGCTGTGTCATTCGTTACTCCGTCACCCTTTGCGCCAAAGTCTTTAACGCTCATAATCTCACGCAGCTTAGATTGCACGGTAGTTGGTAATGCGCCTGTTCCGGATGGTAGGTAGCCAATACCAACAGACGACAATGGAGCTATATTATCCTGCGTGTAAATAATAGAGCCGACGCTATCGGATAGCACGACCTTGTATAGGCTATCTGACATCCAAATTTGCGCTTCGCCGCGAGAATTTAAAATAACTGGGTTCGTGTTTTGGGTCAGCCCGGTAGCATCGGTGTATGTGGCTTTTAATGTGGTTGTTCCGGCTTCATAGGTAAACACCTTGCCCCCAGACAACGGGACGCCGGAAGAGTTGAAAAATTGATTTTGAATAACTGCAAGTTGTGCCATTATATCTCCAGCGCTTCACAGCGTTAGGTTGGTTTGTCGTAGTATATCAGCGTTTGCCTATACTGATGTGATTGTTTCCCATGCCGCAACGCCACCGATTCTGAGTTTGTTTAATGTCGTATCGAAATACGCCGATCCTTTGGTGTACGCTGGCGCGCCAGCCGTGGTGAATTGTGGGATTGCAGCTAGTGACCCAACAAGAGCCGCATTTACGTCTGCCGCAGAAAGCGTTATTGCTCCAGTCCTAGCATTAAATGATATAACAGGATAGATTATTGATACTGCGCTTATCGCTGTTATAAGCCCCTTGGCGTTGACTGTTATAGTTACAGCGTGAGTTGCATCACCAAATGCGCCAGCATTACTGTTTACTGTTGCTAGAGTAGCTTCCAGCGCACCAGCTACCGTTGTCACGTCACCGCTTAAAGCTGGGAATTGCGCACCAAGCAGCGTTCCGCTGGCATTGGCTAAATCTCGGTCAGTAGCGTGGTAATGCAGCACCGAATTCCCGCCATCCGTCAGATCGGTATGATTCGTTCCGCTCAAGTGGGTATATGCAGCCGTGTTGATATTCTGCAAGTCGCTATGATTGCGTGTTACGATGTCCGTAAGATTGCTGCCGACCTTAGATACGCTATTCCACAAGAGCAGCCCGCCCGTTGCGACGGGCGACAATAACATTTGCACAGCGGCAAACCAGCGTTGCCACGCCGGACCTGTTAAGTCTTGGTCGCGAGTTGGTGGAGGGGATAGGTTAGTCATTAAATTTCCCCGCTTGCGCGGCATAAAGCGCGTTAGTTGCTTGATCGCTTCCTGCGACGGCCTTTCCAGCTTTACGCATTCCTGAAGTTCTCTTACTCAAAGCCGCTTCTACCACTTTATTTGCTCCCGGCAAATATGGAACAGAACCAGCAGCCAACCCCGCCAAAACTTCAGGGCGCATATACGCAGCAGCCCCCGCAAGGCTCAACCGTCCAGCTGTTCCAGAATCGTTATATGCTGGAGCAAGTACGTTTTCAGCGGCTGATGATAAATCTTGCATGTTCGCACGACCTTCTGAAATACGCGCTTTCCCGATTGTTTGTCCTGATTGAGATTTTGCATTTGAGCTAACAGAATTTGCTAGTTGCGCGGGGGTGAACGCACCACCTTTACGCCCAGTTGCTTTTGATGCGGCATCTCGGATGATTGCGTAATTTGCCCAACCTTGATTAACTTTTTGCAGTTGCGATGCCCATTCTGGATTTTGCCGAGCGAGATTCTCTCTTATTGATTGCATTGTTTCTTCTAATGCGTCTGCAACTTTGCCAGTTTCATAGCCGTTTGACTTTCTCAACTTGCTAACTTCTTGATTTATTGAAGTCTCAACAGCTTTTAATGTCTCGCCACTCATTAATCCTTGTGGTGTTGCCCTATTATCAATCAACTTTAATTTTAAGTCGTTGTATAGTTGCCCGTAACCATTCGGCAAATGCCCCGCCATTGATTGAATACTTCCTAATTCTTGCGTTAATTGATTGTCCGGCACAAGGTGCATTTTGCTTGCCAATTCAGAATAGGCATTGCTTAATTTAGAATGCACTTCCTCAACACCAGAAAAGCCAACATTACCAGACGACTTCTCTCCAATCGGCGCAAGTGCGCGGTTATATGCAGCTTCATTTAGCTTATCTATTCCTTGCCCCTGCCGCCACGATATTAAATCACCTACCGCAGGAATTGATGTTGCTTTGCTTTCCGTAACCATTGTTCTGCCACCAACAAGCTGCCCAGCCGTGACGGGCACACCTTCAGACTTCAGCAGATCAACTGCTGCAGCGTGCGCGCTTGATAGCGGGTTTCCCATGTTTGGATTTAGAATTTTACCACCGACGTATGCCGCTGGTTTTGTAACAACATTCAGCGGATTTATAACGTCACCAGCCGAAGATACCACTCTTCCCGCTTTAGCAAGCTGTGGTATTTTTGAAACCAACGATCCGCCACCTGTAAGCAATGTTGAGGCATCCATCGCTACGCTTGCCGGATCAGTTGCGATAGCCTGTTTAATACCTTCTAAGCTACCATACCGCTGTTTATATAATTGACCTACAGCATTTGCTTTTTCTTGAGATGGTATATCCGCACCTATCGCATTAACCAGAGACGCGGGAAGTGCATTTTGTAATGCGCCTGCACCAATATCCAAAACGCTTTTTGCGGTATCTAATGGGTGTGCAATTGCATTGCCAAGACCAGATAACGCATTACCAATAGACGCAGGCGCGTTAGTAATAGCACCTGCGATAACGTCTTTCGCGCTAAGATTAGCGTTCTGCTTTTCCTTAAACCTTTCAAGCAAGGTTTGTTTTTTCTCAGGAACGGGCGAGTCATCTAATTTTGATCCTGTTTTCTCTGCTAGGTACGCATCAGGATTGAAACCAGATACGCCTGTTTTTTCTGCTAGGTATTCGTCTGGATTAAATGCCATGATTAACCGCCGTTTGCTTTTAGAATAGCTGCTGATCTTTTGTCTGATGGATTTGATCTAGCCCATTGAACAGCTTCACTGTCTTGTGGATGCGCCGCAACTATAGCCGCTTTTACGTTTTGATAACCGGACGTGTCTAATGGCGCGTGACCAAAGTTCGATCTAACCGTATCAATATCAAGCTTCCGCAATTCAACAGCCCTGTCATTTAACCGTCTAATTTCACCAAGACGCTGATTTACCACCCTTGTATCATTGATATTGTTGAACAGTTCATTCCATGCGCGTTGCGCGTCACCGTCAGTCTGTACGCCCTTATTTAAACGCAACGATTCATTCCGCAATTTTTCAAGATTTGATTTGAATGTTGCATAATTACGGCTTTCCTCTGTTGAACTTCCCGCCTTATTTCGCATATCGTTTACAAAGTTAGAAACTGGGCCAAAATTAAGCTTGCCGTCATCAATTTGTGACTTTATAGAATCTAAGTCTTTATTCATTGATGATGCAGCTCCGATTGCGTCTAGTGATTCCTGTTGCATTTTCAATGCTTGAGTTGGCAGGGGTTTTTGTATATTAGAATTTGCTGATTTTGTTGCAGATGCCGCTATCTGTGCCGCCTGTATCTGAGCCAGTCTATTTTTATTGCCCTCCTCACGAGCGATTGCAGCCTGATTGTATTTCTCAACCTCGGCGCGGTGTGCTTCGATTAGCGCGTTAGATTTTGCTTCCTTATCTGCCGCTAACTTTTGCTGCACATCAAACATATTAATTGGCAATTTTGCCGCTTCTGGATTCAATGATCCAAGTTTTGCAAGTGCCAGCGCGTTTTCATCAGGCGTGCGCCCACGGCTAACGGACTGCGCATTGAGCGCGTCAATCGTTTGCTGTGTCGCGGCATCCTGTGGCATTGCTTGCATAGTGCCGATGGCATCCTGCACGTTTTGCGGCACTTCCTTGATGGCTGCGCCGTTAGTGTATTCATCCAGTGCGGCTTGAGCGCGTGCAGCGGCTTTTGATTTGTCTTGTCGTGCGATTACTGCATCCGCTAGTTGCATATTACCGAGTTGACGCTGTTGCGCTAAGTCTGCGAGCTTGTTATTGCGTTCTTGCGCTAATGTGGGGTCAAGTGCCGCGCCCAACTGTTCACCGAAGTGAGTATTAAACAGACTCCAATTAATATCAGCCATTTTATGCAGTCCTCAATGTTGATTGCGATGCCTGTTGTGCAGATTGTGCGGGGTTTAAATAATTACTTACCGAACTTGCAGCCCCAATCAATCCTAACTGATTTGCGGATGCCGCTGTTGCCAGCGCATTGCCTTGCGTTATTGAGCCATTGATTCCCGTGTTGCTTGCCGTGTTCGCGTAATTTGCACCGGAAGCACCCATACCGACAGCCGTATTCTGCCCAGTATTTGATAAGCTTGACAATTGCGCCAGTCGATTATTATATGCGTTTGATGCGTAATTTTGGTTATATTGAGATGCTGCCGTAGCAGATGCACCTGAACCCATACCACCACGAGCAGCAATTCCGTTATCAAGCGCTGTTTGTCCTTGCTGTAACTGAAATTGATAACCAGGCGCTGATTGCAGCGCAGCCAATTGACCAGATGCACCGTTCTTTCCAAGACCCATCAAGTCCTGTTGAGCAGTTAGCGCAGATTGTCCGGCAGTAAGCCAAGGCTGTTGATTAGCTTGATTCTGGTTGAATTGCGTTGCCTGCAATGCCAGGGCGGATTGCGTCGCAGCTTGATTTATTTGCGCCGCGTTGTTAGCTGAATTCGCAACCTGATTGCCGCCTGCGATAGATGCACCACCTTGCGTTAATGCACCAATCAACTTCGCTCCCCCCTGTACGTTTTGCAACTGGCTAATCATTCCAGATATGCCAGTTCCTGCCGCTGACGCTGTGGCGTATGCTTGTGCCGCCGTTGCCGCCTCTGCCGCTGTGAGTCCTGTTGCACCAGCTACTGTTAATCCAGCGTTCGCAAGTGCTGCTGCATCAGATGCCGCAATACCTGGAACGGCTGTAGCAATGTCAGCAGCAGTTGCACCGCCTGCACTTGCAGCGCCTCCAAATGCACCGGACAAAGCGCCGCCCGCCGCGCCTCCTAATCCACCCATTGCCGCGCCCTGTAAAACATTACCGCCTGTTACCGCAGCGGTAACACCACCGATTACCGCCCCTGTTGCCGCCGTTGCAAACAATCCAGATAAACCCATTGCCACCCCGATGAATTTAGGGCTGTGGTAGTCATTAATTGCAGACGGTGAAAATACAAACTTAAAAAAACTTAACATAGCGATTCTCCGAACATACTTTTTAAATTATTCGCATTCTCTTTAAATCTTGCAAATTCAGATTCGACATTAACTTGGATATTCACTGATTTCATAGATTTCCACATGGCAACGTCAAAAACTTCTTCTGTCAAATACTCAAACAACCATTGACACGTTGATTCGTTGTTTAAATCATCGTAACTCACAGATGGATATAACAACTTTGCTGCATTGATTGAATACCCCAACTTACGCATAGAATTGGTTTCAGGTATTCCAATTGACAACAAAGACTTTAAGCAATCATCGTAGTTTCTAACAACAACAACGATCTTGCCGATTAACTTATCATGTATCAACCCAAGACCAGTGTCGCAAAAACCATCGTAATCACTATTTAGCAAATCAGTAACTGATGAAAAGTTACAGCATACATCGTGACCAACTTTGCATGACGGCGTGCTTAAAAACTCACTAAGCCATGCCGTGCGTGATCTTGGCAAGCCTATGACAAAAAACTTTTTACGCTTGCTGTACATTAGCAACTGCGCCGTGTTGCTTTAAAACATCCAAGTATTCTTGAGTTATCGGGATGAACTCACCGTTCTGAATGTGTCCTGCAATTTGCTGATTCTTTGCATTTGTAACTATGCTTCCGTCATTTGCAACAATATAAACATTCCCCTGCTTATCTTGCGTTTTTCCATTTGTTACGGTCATTGTCTTACCGTTAAACGAAATATCTCCGTTATAGCCTCCCTGCGCACCGCCTTGTTGCTGTGGTAATGCGCCCTGCGCACCTTGCGATAAAACCCCGCCTTGTGGTTGTGTTGTTTGTGCTGGCTGGTTTACTTTTTTACCCATTGCAATATCAGCAAGTGACATAATCGTCTCCTAAATTTTCTTTATTTTACTCTATATAAGCTGCAACTAATGCAGTTTTTACGTTCGCGCTTCCTGATAATTCATAGACTCTAGCCTGACCTGATGTAATCCCAAGTCGATGCCAGTAAACGCGCTTTTGATACTCACCCATAGCGCCTAAATCACGCCACAGCTCATTTGACCATGTATGCCCGCCGTCATTTGAGTATCGCAGCACAATTGACTGATCCGCCCCGCCCAGAGCGCCTACTCCACCCTCTAGTTCCAGCGTCAGCTTATGATGCGGCACTCGCTTCATGTCACTAGATGGAGCGCGCCACGATCTCACCCACTTGCGAACTTTCCCGCCGTCCGTGTGTACAGCTAGATCAAGGTAATAAATCTTTCCTTCCAGCGTGTCGCAGACTAAATGCTTATTGTCGAAGAATGCGTATTCTTGCGCCTCCCACCGTATAAATGACCCATCAATAAATCCGGCGCGCTCATGCCACACCTGAGTATTGCAGTCGTAAACAAACGTCTTACCGCCTGATGGGAATGTAATTACATAGAAGTGATGCCCATCCTGCTGATATGTAAAACTAATCGCGTCAGAAACGTTACTCATTTGCTGTATAGCATATTCAATAGACATAGTTGAAACACGCATAGGAGTGTAACCATTCAGCCTGTAAACAATACCATACCCAGTAGTTGAGCTACCCAACCACATAACAGAATTATCAATTTTTGCGACTGAATACGGGGCGATACAACCAACCTCGAATATCCCTGAAACATTGCGAACCCACGGGGACACTGTTGCTCCGGAGTCGTAGAATACTTCGCCAGTAATTAGGCCAAACACAATAAATTCATTGTGCGATACAATACCCGCAACAGCAACATCAGGGTTACTGTCAACCGTCTGCACGTTTAGCGCATCCCATGTATAACCGTCAAGCACGTTTGAGATAAAGAAATTTTGCGTATTTGGTTGTACGCAAGCAAATCTACCGTTCATATAACTGATAGTTTTCGCCCCATTAGGAAAACCTGTGGACGTTATTTTTGTGAGTACATTAGTTGCAAATTTTAGCAACCATCCATCAGCACCATTAACCAGTATTAAGTCGATACCGTTATCAGTGAACCGCGTAACAATACCCGCTGTAACAGCACCTAGAACGGTTATAACTCCGCCCGCAGTCAATTCATATAGTGTTGTGGCAGCCACCATGAAGCAACGGCCATTTGATGCGGTATAGATTCCGCTGGCAATCTGCCCCGCTGGAATAGTGGCGTAATCAACCAGGCCGGGAGTTGTGTAAAATGCTGCAATCTGACCGTTATCATTCAGTGTCGGGTAAAGGTTAATACACTTGTTATCAGCGAGATTTAAACTACGCTGAACGTCTGTGCCGCCTGTGAAGCTTTGCATTTTTGGCATTATCAATACCCGCCCATTATCGCCGCAAGATTTGAAGATCTTCCTTGCGTCTGAACAGAAGATGGAAGCTTAAGTCGTGGGATTACGTTGTTTGTTCTTCCTACCACTTTGCGCGCATTTGCAGCAGCCCTGACAGTTAATGGCGATAAATTGCATGCCGGATATTGTGGCGCAATGTTTACCGCCAGATTCTTTATAAGTAATTCCTCATATGCTGGCGGCATTGTCAATACATCAGACAGATTAGCAAATGACACGACTATGTTGATGGTACGTAAATTTAACGTGCATCCAGTGCAAACTGGCCATACATGGATAATTCCGTTCGGAATAGTTGGCTCATACCATACAACCTCGGTATTTGATCCCGATGACCCCTTGTAAACAATTGCATCCCATTGCTGAGAGTCAATAACTTTTACAGGATATGACAGCCCGCCGCGATCAACCCATGCAGATTCTATTGAGATTGGTCGGTCAGCAACTACCGAGCCAGTCGGACCAACAGTAAAGGATGATTGACCAGATAGAAGCAAAGATGAAAGCGATGGAGTGTACGCGAACGCCTGATCGTTGCTATAGATGCCGCAGATGCGATTTAATGCGCGCAAGGCATCGTCTGCCATACTTCCCGACATGGTATCACCTTCGGCAAGAACACCAATCTCCTTGAGTGCATCGGTGATAATCGTAAGTGCTGTTACCATGTGTTACCCCCCTTATTTTTTAACTGGCGGCCTACCGCGTTTCTTTGCTTCTACAATCGGCGCAATTTCTACAGGATTTTCATCAACTGTTTTCTGTGCAATCCATTGCTCAGGTGTTGATACTGACCAGCCGATTAGAATATGCCCGTCAATATCGCTTGTATTAATTGCTCCGTGGAGCGGGTGTGTCATAAAAGCCATGATGTATTTAAACAGCCCCCACCGAAGCAGGGGCTAGTTTATTAGATTGCTGGAGTTACGATAGTACCAGAACCGATTGTTACACCTTCAACAGCCCATACGGTAGTAGACAGCGCCGTGAAGCGCAGTTTCGTACCGACGATACCGCCTGAAGTTGTGCCGTTCATAGTCAGGCCGACATTCGACGTGCCGTTGAATGCAAAACCCGCCCCTGTTGCCGTTGCAATGGTAATTGCGCTGATTGCACCCAATACAAACTCAGTTGCCAGATTCGTCTGAACAGTTGCAGCCGAAGCGGTAACGGTTGACAAGAACTCAAACACCATACCCGCAACCGGAGTAGGTAGAGTATAAGCAACAGCAGCAGCATCCAGCAGACACAGTGCGCCAGATTCTTTAGCGGTAAGCTTGCGGGTTGCTACAGCATCACCGATCACCTGGTAGGCTTTTGCGCGGTGCATGGACAAACCCTGAGAGCCGTAAGAAACTTGTTCGTAATTCTGAAGTACATTTGAAGCCATGATGATTCTCCTTAATTCGTTAGGGGCGAGAATTAACCCGCCCCGTTTATTAGCTTGCTGCGCCGATCATGCGTGAGGCCCACTCAGGACGCAGAGCAGACATACCGTAAAGTATGTCGATACGCATCAGCAGCTCGTCGTTACGGATGTCACTAGCCTGCCATACGCGCAAACTCAGACCATCCTGAGAGCGGCGTACGCACTTGGCCGCATCATCCATCAGCGGCAAGTCTGCGGTAACGAATTGGAACGCTTCTTTGTGATACATCAAGTTTTGGATGTAGGTCGTAGAAGCAGCACCAACGAATACTGGAACCAAAGCAGTGCTGTTGAAGTAAGTAGCCGCCAGCTTTGTACCATCAGCCGCGCAAATGTTCTGACGTGGGCCGGTAAGTACTGTTGCTGGCGATACGGTATTTGCTGTGGTAGAAGCAACGGTGACAACGAACTGTTGCAATACGCCGAGACTTGCTTTTGTTTCTGGGTGACATTGATATACACCTGGAATAGTGAACACAGCACCGACAGCAGGAGCGGCAGACATAGATGCCAGAGTGATGTTTGTACCGCCATCAGTCACAGCAGCAGCAGCAGCCAACGTCCCAACGATATCCGCACCGTTAGTCAACGACCACATACGATCATTTTCGTACCAGTCTGCCATCGCAGTGCGACCGATCATGCCTTCACGGTATTGTTCCTTGATCTGGTTGGAGTCTTGGAATAATCCCTTCAGACCGTTAACCATGCCGCCCATTGTTACCGAGTCAGCCTGGATAAAACGGTTGCCGTCTTTTGGGGCAAGACCTTGGTTAAGCTTGGCGCGAGCTTTGCCGACGGTATCCAAATCAGTCAGCGCAGTCCCAGCGGTTCCGGCGATGTTGTAAGTCGCCTTGGTTGCCATCGCAAGAAAGTCAGATTCGATACCTGAAATCAGAACTGCCATCGCTGGCTCGATGTAGCGTTTACTGATCTCATCGATTGACAGCGACAATTCGGCGGAATTGAAGCGCATATCAACGTGGTCTTGTGTCGCTACAACGATTGCGCCGGATTGCTCGGATTGATCCTGAACATCCATAACGCGGGAGCCGGTTGTACGGCTATACTGGTTAGGCTTGCGAACGCGCAGAGTTGATCCAATCTTTGCGCCAGTCTTTGAGAACGAATCGTCGTATTGACGATCTACCGTGCCGATGAACTGGCTTTTTTCATGTGCGATTCGCAGAGCTTCGCGAGTCACCATGTCGATTGTTACGACTGAATTTGCCATTTTTGATGCTCCTTAATTAAAATTTTATCGGCGCTGCGCAATTTGCGATTTACGCCACTTTGCAAACTCTGCATCGCTCATGTCTGATGGGTCTTTGCTGCTAGAGCCTCGACTTCCAATAGGCGTAATCGGTGCAGGTGCTTTTGATATTTGTACTGGCTTGGCGTCTTGAATCTTAATTTCAAGCTTGCCGATTTCCTCCGCTTGCCTTGCAGGACTTAGATTCGCAATCCGCTGTACTTCCGCTGGATTACTTGCCAAGTGCGCCATCAAACGAGGTGCTTCGTCACTTTCAATTATCGCTTGCGCGATAGATGTTGTAAGCGGCAATGCGTCAAACTCATCACGGTCAAAACCTTGAATTTTTTCAGCTTTCGCATAAATCTTCTCGGTTCGGTCATAGATACTTTTCTGAGCCTGCTCGGATTTAACTTTTGCGCTTGACTGATCGTGTTGCGCCAGCTTCCAATCTGCCACAGCTTCAACATAATCCTCAACATTCTCAAATTGAGACATTTTAGGTTTATTGTCTGCTGGTGCTTCTTGTTGCTGTGCTGGTTGTCGTTGCATTGACTCCAGTTTTTCCGCATATACTTTCAGGGCGCGGCGTTCTGCTTGCGCTTCCGCCTTGCTTATTCTTTTTTGAATGATTGCATCTAACTCAGCTTGAGTAAATGTTTTCTCTTCAGCCTGATTTCCTTCTACTTCCTGCGCCGCATCAGTTACGGTTTCTGGAGTCTCGACGTTATCCGGTGTCGTTTCCGGTATTACAACTTCATCGGTCATGCTATTTTCTCCTGAGAGACTCGATGTACGTCACCGATACCGTATATAAGTATATTGGAATATACAAACATTCTCATATACTTATTTAGTACATTCCTTCGATTACGCCTGATACAGTCGTTCCGGTTGACCAAATGATAACCGCTGAAATAGGGCGCGTTTCTCCTGCTGCGAAATTACACAATGCCGTAGTGCCATCTACAAACGTGCATTTGATTACGCCAGCCGTATTTGCCCTGATTGCCCTTGTAGGGTTACGCAATGGGTTTGTGTCGCTTGGCGTTACTACAACTACGCCCTGCGCTGGAGATGTGTCTAGAGTGCTCATTCTTCTTTGTCCTTTAAGTCGTTATTAACATCAGCAGTTAGCGCCGTGTTTTCCTTGCCGATCTTCTGCAACTCAACATACGCATTAAGTTCTGCGATTTCTTCTTTGCTTTCAATTTCCATCTTAGCAAGCTGAAGTTTTAATTCACGTTCTGTATTAGCTTTCTCTAATGCTAGATGCGCATCAAGCTCTGCCTGCTCGCGCTTGAATTGAGATTCCATCATGTACTGTTCGTGCTTTGCAGCCATCTCGTGCTTGATCTTCTCAGCTTGAAATTCTGCGTCCTGCTGTGCAAGTTGTGTTCTTGCTTGAATCTCTGCCTGAACTTTTGCCTGACCGCTTTCTGATTGCTGCAATTTTCCTTGCATTTCTTGCATCTGCTGTGTCATTTGCTGGATGTGCTGCTGCATTTGCTGGCTCTGTTGTTGAGCCTGTGCAAGTTGCTGCTCTGCTCCGCCTGCTTTTTGATCTTGCAGATTTGGCGGGAGTGTTTTTTCCAGACGCTTAGCCAGCGCATCAGCTTGCGGGAAGTCTGCTGCGCGCATAATGATGTCCCCAGCAACTTGCATAAGCGCGGGGTTTCTACCGGCCAATTCTGTTAACGCTGCAAAAGCTTCCTGCCGCTGTGT